ATTTTTAAATGTTAAGATTTCGCACTTTAGGAGAGTTACGCATCGCCTCCACCATATCTGCACCCTTATTTTGATACAATTTAAGGGTGCATTTTCATTGTCAAAAAGCCTGAAAACTTCGGTGTTTTCAGGCTTTTATCGTTTTCTTATGTAAGATTTTCGATGAAAAATACACTTTGATTTTGCACTTTGTGGCGTTTTGAGAAAAGTAATCGTTTTCTTGTGGGCAAAAAATGCACCCTCCAAAAGTGGAAATGCACCCTTTTTCAGTTATCGTTTTCCAGTATGCACCCATCTATCGTTTTCTTGTAAAAAGCAAAAAATCCCACTACAGCTTAATGCCATAGTGGGTTTCATATTTTATGCTTCAATCTCCGTTCCGTCAACAAATTGGAAAACCATTCTGCCATCATGGAATACGGTTACTTTCTCAATGGTCGTTCGCCAGACACCGTCATCAAAATAGTTGATGGGTTCGTTGGTTTGCTCAAGGGTTCTCAGAAATGATGCCATTGATTCAATTCTGCTCTGGTGCTCAATACGTTTCTGCTGTATTTTTTGGAGCAATTCTTTCTTCTTCTCGTATTGTCCTGTTAGCTCATCGTATCGAAGATTGTAGGAATCCTGATTTTGTGCGGATTCCGCATTTTTCTGAATATGCTCACGAATCAGAGTCCCAATGTCGTTCAGTTCCATGGTCAGCATTTCTATTTTAGTATCCAGAGCAGAAGTATCAGACAAATCCTCCAACAGCATCCTGCAAGCTTCCAGCACCATTTCTCTGTTCTGAAAAAATGCCGAAAAAGCTGTGATAAACCGCATTTTAATTTCATCTTCATAAAGATGCGGCGTAGAACAGAAATGTTCTCCTTTGAATTTGTTGTTACATTGCCAAATTACACGGCGATATTTACTGGTTGAGTGCCAGACCTTTGAACCGAAAAAGTGTCCGCAGTCGCCGCAAACCAGTTTTGCAGAAAATATCGTACTGCCGCTGTATTTTCTGCCAAGTTTCTTGCGTCTTGTAAATTCAGCCTGCACTTCTTCAAATTCATCCGGAGAAATTATAGGTTCATGAGATTCCTCTATTTAATACTGCGGAACTTCTCCTTCATTGATTTTGGTCTTTTTGGTTAAGAAATCTGTTGTAAATTTCTTTTGAAGAAGCGCACTGCCCTTGTATTTTTCATTTGTCAGAATACTTTCAATCGTGGACTGCCGCCAGTTCTCCTTGCCTGCCGGAGTTGGAATATGGCGTTCTGTCAAAGTTTTTGCAATGGCGTAAGATGTCTGACCGTTCATATAGCTTCTGTAGATAAATCGGACAATTTCAGCCTCTTCCGGTACAATTTCCGGCAAGCCGTCCTCTCCCTTTTTGTAGCCGAGAAAATGGCTGTACGGCAGACTGACTTTACCGTCTGCAAAGCGTTTTCTCTGTCCCCATGTAACGTTTTCGGAAATGGAGCGTGATTCTTCCTGTGCAAGGCTTGACATTATCGTAATGAGTAGTTCCCCTTTAGAGTCCAGCGTATAAATACCTTCTTTTTCAAAGTAAACCTCAATTCCTTTTTCTTTCAGTTTACGTACAGTAGTAAGAGAATCCACGGTATTTCGGGCGAAACGGCTCACACTCTTTGTTATGATAAGGTCGATTTTTCCGGCAAGCGCATCCTCCACCATTTGATTGAAGCCCTCACGATGCCGTGTGTTTGTCGCACTTATGCCTGCGTCTGTATAGACCTTGACAAATTCCCAGTCATCACGGCTTTGAATGTAATTCGTGTAATAATCAACCTGTGCTTCGTAGGATGTAAGCTGTTCCTCATAATCCGTGAAAACACGGGCGTAACCTGCAACTCTTCGCTTTTTCCTCGCATCCATTGCCGTTCGTGTTTGTGGATTAATGGTTTGCGGAATCATTGTGATTTTTTGTGCCATTGTAAACTCCTTTCCTTTGTTTTTTGTTTCATTTCTTCCGTCCAGCTTTCAGAACGTGACGGATTTTCCCAATGTTTCTGCACCTGTTTACCACTATGAAAGATAAAAATCAGTTCGTTTGGTTCGGGAACAATAATTTTCCGGATATATTTCAGAACTGCATCATCGTTATACTTTTCAAATTCTAAAACCTCGCAAAGAACGGATTGCAGAATTTTTTCAGGTATCTGCTTTGCAGTAGGACAGTATCTTTTGCCGCGTCTTGCAAATGTGGCACAAATCCATGCAGAACCTTGCTTAAACACTTTTCGCTGATAATTTTTTCCGCAGCACCCGCACTGTATCATTCCCGATAATGGATAGCGGTTTTTTGAACCTGTATGAGAAAATGATGACTGTCTTTGTGCAATCAACTCCTGCACTTTTTGGAATGTATCACGGTCAATAATCGCTTCATGTGCATCCTCTACCAGATATTTGGGAAGTTCACCGTTGTTTTGCATTTTTCTCTTTTCTATATGATTATTGCGGAAATATTTCTGCAAAAGCATATCACCGACATATTTTTCATTGGACAGCAATTCCTTAATTCTCGGATATGTCCAGAGGTTTCCTTGTGCTGTTCTGATACCCATTTCATTCAGTTTCTTTGCAATTTTCAGACCGCCCATTCCGGAAAGATAATCCGAAAAAATCATCTTAACGATTTCTGCTTCGTTGGGTTCAATTTCCAGAATACCGTCAGCATTTCGCCGATACCCGAAAATTGTAATGCTCCCGATTTTGCCTTCTTTAAAGTCTTTTCGTATTTGCCACTTGCGATTTTCGCTTGCTGAACGGCTTTCTTCCTGTGCATAGCTTGCAAGAATCGTCAGCATCAGTTCGCCGTCTGCTGAAAGACTGTGAATATTCTGCTCTTCAAAATAAACATCTACGCCTAAATCTTTCAATTCACGTACAGTTTCAAGCAATGTGACGGTATTTCGTGCAAATCTGCTGATGGATTTCGTAAGAATCAAGTCCACGCTGCCAGCACGGCATTTTTCAAGAAGTTTCTGAAACTGTTCTCTGTTGTCTTTCGTACCTGTTGCTGCCTCATCTGCATACACACCGCAATATTTCCATCCGGCGTGTTTCTGAATTTTTTCACTGTAATAGCTTACCTGTGCGGAAAGAGAATGCAGCATGGCATCCTTGCCGCTTGACACTCTGGCATAAGCGGAAACGTTCAGCAGTTTTGGCATTTTAGGCAGAAATTCGACCTTTTTTATGGTGCGTGCCATATAGTATCCCTCCTCAGTGTTACATATTAAATCAGAAGCGACCTAAAGTCAAGCAGATTCACGATATATACTGCACAAAGATATATCGAATTTTTCGGCAATTTTTACCTCGCATTTATGAAATTCATGCTCTGAAATTATGCCGTCTTTCCGTCACTTTTTCAGAACAGCAAGTGTGACCTTATAGGCGCTGATTTTTTGTAATTTTTCACTGTTCATCCGCAATACCTCCGTGATAGCAGAGAAGTGAGCAGTATTTACGCTGTTTGCTTTCATAGGCATAGAATTTCTTTCCACAGCCTGCGCAGATGACTTCCTTCATTGTACTGGTTCTTCCTGCATTCTTTCTCCAGTATTTCTGTCGACAGTGGTCGGAGCAGAATTTTTTCTTCTTTCTATGCGGTGTCTGCGTAATGGTAATGCCGCACATCAGGCAAGAGTTATCACTTCTTTTCTTGCGTTTCAGATAGGACTTAATAGTGTTGGGCGATATATGCAAATGCTCTGCAATTTCTGCATTGCTTTTTCCGTTTTGCCGCAAAAGCTCAACGGTTCTTTTTTCTTCTGTTGTCACAGGCAGCACCTCCTACCATACAGTCCGCTAAAAGCTCCAGAAAATTAGCCCCTAAAACAAAAAAATCCCTGAGCAGTTCCGAAAAACCACTCAGGGACATATTCGACATATTATTTCATCAATTCATTCACACGCTTCTGCACGGCATTGTAGTCATATCCGGCATTTGTGAGCTTGTTTTTGCGGTCAGTACCGTTTCCCCATTTTCCCTGAATCACCTCACGAGCGATTTCATCAACGGATTTCTTTGCAGGATATACAACGTTACCGTTGCTGTCGAACACGAAATATATCGATTTACAAGCCTTTTTTGCATTGTCCAATGAAGCAAATGCACCGATCTGAGACTTTGCATCACTCCAGCTTTTGCGAACACGGTAAAGCTGCTTTCTTGTCTGATTTGTCGATACAGAAGTACCTGATTTCATGTAAGACTGCACCTTTGATTTGAATGCAGACCAGTGCGGAAGAATATACAGAGGACACATCTTGTACGGATTCCTTGCAGTATTCAAATAATCCACGCTGCCGGATTTTCCGTCACGAACATTCAGCCAATGCGTGTGGGTATAGAGGTGATCGATGCTGAGATTATACTTTTTCAGCAGAGCTGCCGCCAGTTTTTCAGCGTTATCCTCGGATTTCTGATCCTTGGAATTATAGGCAGAACTCATGATGCACTCAATTGCGATTGTCCTGCGGTTACCGTTGCCTGAACCGTCAGCAGCGTGCCAACCACTCAGAGTAAGCGGAAGATTCTGCCATGCACAAGTGTTATCAACATAATAGTGAACTCGAACATCATTCATGTTTCCATTGACGGTCGCCCTCGTATACTGCTCGGCAGGAGTTGTGCCGGACGCTACCGAAATCCAATCGGTATTATGAATCGTTACACCGATAATTTTGCTCTCCATGGAAACGGAGGGCATATCAATGTGATTGGGATTGTGCTTCGTAAGCAAATATTCGTTGACGGTCACACCACCAAGTGTTGTTGTTTTATCGGGTTTTAAGATAGCCATATTATTCTTCCTCCTCGTTATTTTTGTTGGTTGTTTCTTCCTCAATTCTGCCGACTTTCGTCTGCAAAACATCGATGG